ACGCGCTCTCAAACATGTCCATGTTACTAGTGGCAGATTGGTATCTAGCGAATGACAACAACCAGCACGACAACCAAGGTTGCCCCCGTTCACCCGACTGTTGGAACGCGGAACGCTCCATCCGACACAAGGTTGGCCCCTCAGGTATTCAGAGGCAGTCCAAACGCGCCACTAGAAAATCTTGTGGCGATAGCTCTTCGACGCTTTGGTGACTTCTCATCCCGCCGAGTAACTGGAGATGTCGTGCTGATGATGATCGAGTTTGCAAACGAAGTTGTAGAGATGGTTAACAGCCACCCATACAACGACAGCGAAATTCCAGTCGAGTATTACACATCACAGACCGACATAAGACCAATAGAAGATGCAATCATGGTGCGTGGGTTACTGGCTCTGTACGCAGAGCAACAAGTATCTGACAAGTATCCAAACGCACGTATGGAGTTTGCCAAACATCTTAACGGCATCCTTTACTCCAGAAAATACAAAGGAACAGTGCGTCACGAAATGACTAGCCTAGAAAATACTGACCCAATGAAAACGATGAACGGAACGCAAAGCAGTCTGGCTATCTAAATGGCTACCAAATCGCCCACACTTATAAAGTCTAACCTCTCGGCTTACTTTGGCTTTAAGGGCATCGACCGTTCGCGTCCAATCATCGGCATGGATGACGGAAAGAAACAGCCCCTCTTCCGTCTCAACAACGGCCACTCCAAGTGGACAGGTACAATCGTCAGGGACACTGGATTACAAGTCAGAAAGAAAGTGCCAGAAGGAGAAATAGTTCATCAAAACTTCGTCAACAGAACAGGTCTTGGTTACGCAGTGCAAGATGGTAAAAGCATTTCACTGTACACCGAGCTTTCTAACGCAAGTGTAGTCGACCTTTACTCAACCAACCAACCAGTAAGTTCCGTGATCTATGCAGGCAAACTTAACTTTATGTCTGCTGGCTTTCCCATATATGCAACTGATGGCTACAGCTTCGTCAAAAACGCATCAACAGTCACCCCAGCTTTTGGGGTGGCCATTGAAGGTCGACTGTATGTAGCTGGAATACCCACCCTACCCGCAGAGATCAGGGTATCGCGTCTATTCACAAACGATGGCGACGAGCAAATCTTTCTAGACGAGGAAACCGCAACCACCACAGCCAACCGCGCTGACTTCCTAGACCTCTCAAACGTGATAGGAACAGCAGATGAGATCACAGGTCTTGCCAGATTCGAAACAAACCGTCTCGCAATCTTCACGAATGACCAATGCGTTGTCTACAAGGTCGACCCAGACGTAGCCTTGTGGGAAATAGACACGAGAGCAAACGTACAGTTAGGAACAGTGGCGCACAATGCTATAGCTCAAGTTGGCAGTGATATAATTTTCTGCTCACGACACGGAGTTCACAGTCTCATACGGTCTTCACAAAACGGTATATCAATCGAGACACGAACCCTGTCATATGAAATAGAAGATCTTTACAAAGAATTTTTGAGAGCTTGCATTGGCCCTCGCTTTGTAAACTGCACCTACGACCAAGACCTTGGCAGGCTACATATCTTCTTCCCAATGGCTGATGGGTTACACAAAACCCTAGTTGGTGAGTTTAGGCGTGGCTACGAAAGCCTGACATGGTCAACATCAGACACAGGAGCATCTAGATGTGGCGCATTCCTAGCCGGAAGCATGACATTCGGGACAGCATTTACAACCTACAACAGATTAGACGAACTTTTAGAACTCAATCCACAAGACGATCTCACAGATGACTTCATTCGCCCTAAATTCCTAGTTGAAACTCCCATACTTTGGCATGGCCTAATCGATGAAATAAAGGAAAGCCGCGCTCTAGTCATTCAAGCATCAGGGAGTGGCACGCTCCTCATCACCGCATTTGATGAAGAAGGGGGAGAAGTCCTGTCCGAAACTATTGCAATCGAAAGACGGGACGACAACCCCGATGGTTTCCCGTCTGATGCACTTGACGTCCAGTTCCGTATTCCTTTTCAGCTTCGATACAGAGGATTGCAACTGAAGTTTGAAAGCGTAGACATGGGCGACATTGAAATTCTCGGCTTCGCAGTCGAGCTTAAACAGCCAAGCTAGAGAGGCAAGACATGGCTCGATTACAACAGTTACACCCATCCAATTACAGATCCACAGGGAACATTGACGACGAGTTCAACTCCGTCATTCGATACCTTGTCAGCGGCGAGAAAGGTGACTTTACGCTCGGTGAGCTAATGAGTGTCCTTTTCGACTCAACGGGCAAACTCATAGCCCCGCTGGAAATGCGGTTAGACACATCGTCCAACCTTCAGTATCGTGTTGGCACTTACACCGACACAACCTCAGGGTGGATCACGATAGTTGCCGCCGCAGACATAAGGGGAGCTGCTGGGGCCGATTTAGGAACGATTGAAGGGCCATTATTCAACGGAGGAACGGAGTTCACAGCAACCTCTGGTCAAACCGTATTCTCATACGCCCATGAAACAACAGACGATCTCATGGTGTTCGTCAATGGCGTGCTTCAAGTACCAACTGCATACACAGGAAATGCAACAGCAAACACTGTAACGATGGCTACTGGCGTGACGTCTGGTCACAAAGTCTACATCATCAAGCTACGAGCAAACTCTGTATCCAACTTTCGCAGAACCTCTTCTACAGCCAGTGCCAGCCAAGCAGTGTTCCCATTCACGCATACCGCGTCAGAAGAAATTATGGTCTTCAGAAACGGTCTTTTTCAAACCCCTGGCGGGACTGCTGACTACACCTCGTCTTCAGACCAAAACACTGTAACTTTTACATCAGCACTCCCAGCCAATGACGAAGTGACAATCCTAACCGTCGAGAACACCGCTACCACAAAAGTCAGCGGCCTACTTACAGCAGACGACTACTTGGATGGCAGTGGCTTCATCCCATATACGAAGCTCGCAATCACAGCAGGCCAAATTCCTCAAGACCGAGTTGCCAATCTTGCGGCCCTTACAGCCAACAGAGGCAAAACATTCGTATCTTCATCAGCCCCAACAGGCACAGATGCAGTAGCAGGTAACTTCTGGATTGATACATCAACCTCACCAGATACACCTAAATTCCATGACGGCGTTCAGTGGCTCAACTTTGCAAGCACAACAGCCATACCAACCTTCACAACAACAGACGCCCTCAAGTCTCTACACATCAACAGTTCAGGAACGGCACTTGAGTTCAGGACAGTCGATCTTTCTGCCTACATACCGCTAACGCAAAAAGGCGTAGCCTCTGGCGTAGCCGCACTTGATGCAACAGGTAGACTAGCCGCAAGCCAGATCCCATCTGTCATGGCATTAGACTCGATGTACTTCATCAACTCTGGAACAATCTCATCCCCCACAACTTTCGTCATCAAACGTATCTTCGGAGAGATTGTACGGATCGACAAGATCAGCGCACGAACAGTAAGCGGAACCTGTGACGTCACAATACAGGTAAACGGTGTAGACGTATCTGGCTTTTCTGCAATTTCTACAAGCTCCTCGCCCGTAGAACAGAACCTAGCCAACTCAATCACTATAGACGCACAGACAGGGGGTGCTTCAAAAACAATTGGCATTAATGTCACAAGCCCATCATCCGCCGTTGGTCTTGAAATTGTACTAGCAGTGACCAAGGTGGCCGCTTAATGCAAAGCTTCACTAGCAAATTACGAGAAAAGGGAAGGTTTGGAGACACGCTTATAGCACACTTGTCTGAAGCAGAGGCAGGTGTTCTGAAAAAAGCTGGCGGTGCAGGTACGATCAATCCATTCACTGGAGCCTTAGAGTTCTACAAAGGCACAATGGACAACAAAAAAGAAGGAGACAGGCCATCAACCGCTAGTGTGTTCTCTGACCTAATCAATGTATGGGAGTCCAATCAGCCCGAACCTACGGGATCAGAATCCACAATTGGAGGATCAAAATTTGCAGAAAACCAAGCACTGGCCGTAGCAACAATCTTAAACAACACCCGCTATGTCTATAACGACAAAGAGGGACTCCATCAGTACATGTATTTTGGCAAAGATGGAGGAAATCCATTTGAACAAAGCACCAACAAAGAACTGGATAAGCTTCTACACGAGGTAAGTCCAGACATTAGAAGGCAAGTCGTCAGTGGTAAAGGGTCAGGGGCAACTAACGAAGACTTGGCCGCAAGAGATATGAGCATTTTCTTGAAAGCTATAAGCCCATCTGGGCGATCAGGGAATTTAAAAAGAGGCAAACCCCTAGTATCTCAGGATAACTTATTCGCCGCATACGAAAAACTCGGCATCAAACCTTATGACTATGAAAAAGGAAAGATGCATACCAAGGGGTTTTCTGGAGAAGGATGGACTGAATTCAAAACTGTCGATGACAATCCGATTTCACTAGCACAACAAGAAGTAACAGATGCCGCCCGTGGTTTGTATAGCTTATACAGAAACGATCCGAGCCAATTCGACAGCTCATCTGCTGATTCAGATGGCACTGGCGGCACGGGTTCTGCTCCAAATTTAGGCGCGGGTAGTTTCGATTCATTCAGCGCCTTTGCAGACGCGGCATTTGCCCCAGCGTCATATAATCAAGGGAGCATCAAAAACTTAACTGGCCCTCTTTCAAGACTTAGCAGGGAAGGCATTGCAAGTTGGGCTTACCAGCAATTTCAAAACATGATGAATAGTCCGACAACGAATGCCGATGGAAAAGCATTTGCAAACGAGATCAACCCAGAAACGCACTTTGGTGACGCCCCTGCTTATTCATACGGCGGGTTTGATAGCGGTGGGTTCATATCTGCTGGGGGCGGTTACGGAGTTAACAACAACACTGGAACATACAACCAAAATGGCGGGTATTCGGGATTCAGCAACCCCAACGGGGTAGGAGATTAAATATGCCAAATAGATTTTCAGACAAAATGTTTGGCCCCGCCAAACAAATGGCAAAGGCCGGAAGATTTGGCGACACCATCCTTGCTCACATCAACCCACAAGAGGCGGCCTTATTGAAAGCTCGTGGCGGTAGCGGCACGGTCAACCCGATGACAGGGGCTATGGAGTTTGCTACACGAGAAGAGTTTGATCCTGAATTTTACTTGGCAAACAACCCTGATGTTGCCGCCGCTGGGTACGGAACAGGTGAGGGCCAAATCGATCCATTCGAACACTACGATACGTTTATTAATAAAGGAAACGAAACTAGAGCCGCAAACTTTGATGAACGCCAAGAGCAAGATCTGGGAGCGTTCACTGGTGTATTTGACTCAGATTATTACCTCTCACAAAACCAAGATGTCGCAGACGCCTTGAGCGGAGGTCTACTTGGGGACATCACAACAGCAAGAGGCCACTTCGACGTCTTCGGTCAAACGGAAAAACGAACAGGTAATCAAACACAACAAGATTTAAAAGACGCGGGCTACACTGGCACGTTTGGGGGAGGCATGTATGGCGGCCAGTCACAATTTGCCACGGAGCGGGCTGGCCTTTTTGATTCAAACCCAAATTTACTAAACGAAGCCGGAACAAACCTAAGTGCAAACATCATGGGTTCTGGAGAAGGAGCTTTCGACTTAATCGGGAACACATCTACTACGCTCAATCCCGATTTACTTGACACCTTGGACGACAGATTTCTTGCAACTGAAACTGGCTACACTGGTGGCTTCCAACCCGGAACCGTAGACGCATTCCGAGGCGACTACACCGATATGGATGATGACCCTAAAACCAGATTCACAGCCGCTAACACCTCAAACATCAGTCGGGCTGGAACTGACATAGCTCCGCAAAGAGATGCTGTTCGATCTATTGGTTACGAGGGAGAGTTTGGACTGGGAGGGGCGGGAGAATATGTCACTGAACAGCTAGGTGAATACGGACTGGCCACAACAGGAAACGTGCAAAACGATGCGGCCTTGATAAAAAATGCACAGGAGAATGAAGCCCTGCAAACACAGTTGACCGAAGCGTTGACAGCTTTACAAAATGTGACAGCAGCCGTGCCTGAACCGTCGAATACATTAAATCTAACAACGCCCCCTGCTCCCGTAAATACAGAGCCATCCACTGACGTGTCTACAGCGATACCAACACCGACCATGCCATTTGTAACACCATCACCTGCGGCCCCTGCTCCCAGTGTACAATCCGCACCCAGCTTCATGAATAACTTTAGGGGAACAAGGATCAATCCATTTACTGGCGCTCTTGAATACCTGCCAGCAAGAGTAAACCCAAGCGCATTTTCGCAGACAGTACTCAACCCCCGCTTCAGCGGTGGTTTCGGAACGAACATAAGACTATAGGAGTAGAAGCATGGCCTTCTCATTCAGTGACGCATTAGCATTAGGAAACACAGCACTAAACTTGGTCGGCGGATTTCAAGCATCAGGACGCGCAGATGACGCGGCCAATCAATCTGCCGCCCTAAGTCAAGCCCAAATTGAGGCGATGCAAAAACAAAATGCCTTGTTTGAGGCTGGCGGTACAGCAATGGAGACAGCTCTCGCCGCATTACTCAGTAGCTATGATGGGCGAGGCCAATACGATCCTCAGAAGCTGGATGACTTTGCCGCGATGCTTTCACAGGAGCGAGCCGAAGGTGAATTTGACACCAAGTTAGACATTGGTAGCACTATGAACGAACAGAAAGCTCGACAGAATCGAGCGCTGCTCGCAGAGTTAGGTCTGGCACAATCTCAGTTTGCCCCAACGGCACAAAACATTGGAGCCAGATCAGCAGTAGACACCACATTTAATCCCAATTCATACGACACACCTGTTGCCGCGCTCAGTGCCGCCTACAAAGCAAACCTAGATGCCGTCAGCAAGCAGAACATGGACGAGGTGATGTCAAAGATGATGACAGACAGCCAGCGCAAGCTGGGTGGCGCTGTCACAGGACAGCAAGCCGTAGCGGCTAGAGCTATGGGCGAGGCTATGAGCGAACAAAACGCACAGAACTCCCTCAATGCAATTAACATGGCCATGAAGCAGATGGCTGGCCTACAGGGGATGGACACCACATTACAAAACGCCAACATCAACGCACAAGGAGCAGACCTCAATGCACTCAATTTCGACAAAAGTATACAAGACATGCTCTTCAGGCAGGCTATCACTAGTGCAGACGCTGGCCAGCAGTTCTTACAGAATTCTCAAGCGGGTGATAGGGCAAACTACCTATCGGCAATCGGTCAGATAGAAGGCATCAACAAGTTAAACCAGAACACTGACCTTATTGACTACAACGCGGCACTGGCAACAATGGGTTCAGAACAAGGATTAGCCAACACAACGATAGACACGCTACAGAAGTTGGCTACAGCACCATACAGCTACAAGGCTCAAGGGCCAGCAGGTGTGTTGAGTTCCGCCCCGTCTGCAATAGACGCGGCCAACAATGCTTTGTCTACATACGCTACTCAGGCACAAGGCTCGTTCAATTCGGCGGGCCAAGGCATAGACACCTTCTTCAAGAACAGCGGGTTTGGAGAAAAAAGCGTAGCCGACACATTTGGCTTTGGAAACTCTAACAATAGCACACAGGGTTATATTCCAACTGGCGGGACGCAATCGACAACAAGCTTTGACCCAATTTTTGGGGATAGCTTCTCGGCGGGGAACAACCAACGGTTCAACTACCTAACTTAAAGGAAGACGAATATGCTATGGGGTATAAGCGGTATCACGCAAGGCATGAACGAAAGCGATGCTCGCTTCCGAAAGAAGAGAAGCGAGAACATTCAGCTATTCAAAGAATACAAAAGTCTATTCCCTGATGCGCCAATCGAGGACTACCAAAAGTTTATTGACGAAACCACAGAAGGTAGCCCGTGGCTAAAGAAACAGATGCCGTCGAGAGACGCCCTACAAACTTATGTTGACCAGCAAGACCTAGCTAGAAAACGTGAGACAACGAGAATACAAAACCAAACACTTCAAACAGATTTGGCTATTAGCAACACACTGACTGAACAAGCAAAGAGATTAGCCAGTACTGCCGACAACCCCGAAGACGTGAGAGTTAATTTATTGGGCGGTTTAGAAGTAGGTTCAGATCAGTACAACCGAATAAATTCTTGGGTAGACAACAACGGTGAAACAATTACAGGAGCAGTAATGTCTGCCAAGAGAGATCTTGCAGAGCGCCTTGCCTCACAGCTAAAAACCCTAGACCCTGATTCCGTCCGACGAATTGCAAAAGAAAGCTACGGCCTCAAACTGAATGACACTACTGTAAACATGACATTGGAATTGGCAAAGCAAACCCAAGACGAAAAGCAACGTAAAGCGCGTTCCAAAATATTTGAGGATTTTAAATCCGACACAACAACCATGAAACTTATGCGATCAGAAGATCCAGCAGAAAGAGCGCAAGGCGAAAAAATGCTTAAGCAGCAGTTTGCTGACGCAAATGTACCGTGGGTTGAAGCCAGCCCACAGCAGGGCGTCGAGGGATCTGCGGCACAATTTCGCGATCGGGCGACAGCCGACTACATGGCTAACTCAAACGACCGAGAACAGAAGGCTCGACTGACAGCGTTGACTGATCCGCTATTCAAAACCATCCAAAGTAACATTAATGAGATGACTCCCGAAGAGGCCATAGAAAGGTTGCGTGCAATAATTCCAGACGAAGGCATTAATTATTCTCAGGAAACAGAAATAGCACAGGCATTACTCGAAACTATGGAGCTTAACCGAGACGACGCAAACGCAAAAGATATAGAAAGGCTTGTTCAGCAAGGAAAGGGTATTGCAAAAGACGACGCCAGCCTAGACACATGGCTAAATCAAAAAAATTTCCCAGATACCGTCAAGGCTCAAGTTAAAATGCAACTCCAGCTAACTGATAAGCTGGAGAGAAAGCAGAAGACAAATGAATGGCAACAGGAAACATTTTCAAATCCGGCTGTCATGAGTATGTTTTCAACATCAGACACCAAAGCTTATGAGTCCCTCATGAGCCAATACAAAGCGCAAGCACAAGCCGCTGGATATGACTTCGATGAGAGCTTATGGGCAAAGTTTGCCGCAACTTCCCTTACGCAAAAGGGCTTACAGCAAAAGGAAAAGATACTTACAGAGTTTTCGAAAAATGCCCGCTACCAAGCGGCAATAAAAGCGGCTCAAAGAGTAGACGGTCAAGACGGGGCTATCAGAGAAATAATTAATTATGTTAATTCTGAAGGAGATAGATTGACCCAGACCCAACGCAGGGAAGTAATTTCCAGATTATCTGACGCCGCTGGACTGGACGTGGGCAATGTAATGAATGATCTTTACACGGCCCAAGTAACCAAAGCAAAAGCAGATGGCCTTAAAGAGTTTACGCAGAGGCTAGAAACGAATGCCGACAATGCAAAGGTAGACGGCGCAATAGCGGCAACACTTTTTGATAGTAGCATAGACGTAAAAAAGGGAGAGGGTGATGTCCTTGGCACGTTAGCCAAACAGTACGCCACGACAACTGGTGTTCCTAGCAGTGCGATTAAACAGGCACTCCAAACTATATCTCAAACAGACGAGTACAAAGGGAAAGACGGCCTCGACAAATTGATACCAAATTTTTCTTCAGTAGTCACCGCACAGATCATGGCTACAAATGGAGGGAAAATACCATCCCTTCAACAACAGCAAGCGGCATTTATCAACTCAAGAGTGAAGGCTTTAGTAATTGAACCAAAGAAATTAAGCGAACTTCAGGGTCAGTTACAAAGACACGAAGCT